GTATTGAAAGGTATTTCTAAGTACTCTTATGGTGTACAGGTAGCAACCTTCGGTTCATTGAAGTACTTCGCAACAAACGGATTATAATAATACTCCCATTTAAAACCAGAGGGGTGAAAGGCCCCTCATATTAAAATAAACAAAACAAATTAATAATAAAAAATATGAGCTGTTTTATATCAACTGGTTTAACGTTTGAATGTTCAGATGGGTTGGGTGGTATCAAAAAAATCTATGTAGTTGGTGGTAGTTCTACCGCGGAAATTACAGGATATACTTATGATGCTCAAGGTTCAATCACAGGAGCAACTGTAACATCAGGTACTCAACTTCTTGGATTCGATGTTAAACGCAACACTTCAAGTCTTGTACAAACGGTTACCAAGAGTTTTGAAAATTCAAGCGTATACTTCGAACAAGTTCTTACAGTTGTGTTCTACAAATACGATGAAGATAAAAGAAATATTCTTCAAGCATTATCACAAAATGACCAATTACAAATTATTGCAATCGATCAAAACGATGTTCAATATATGGTAGGTCAAGTTAATGGTGCTTATCTATCAGGTGGTGACGCAAATAGTGGAACCGCACTTGGTGATGGTAATAAATTAACTTTCATCTTCACTGGTCAAGAACCAACTCCAGCGAGAGTAATCTCAGGAGCCCTTGGAACTGTGTTTACAGGAGCAACTATAGTGAACTAATTCGGTAGGTCTAACGACCGAATGTCTATATCTCTATACTTTCATTGAAAAAAGGGGTGGATTCCACCTCTTTTTTTATTTATTTCAATTCAATTTGAAAAAATTTATATTTATTAATATACAATATTACTATGCTCTATTTGGAAAAAGGAGAACAGAATGAACTAATCTTGAATATCAATAATAATACGAGACAGTCGTTCTCAACATATACATTGGTTTTCACACATACGTTATCACAAGAAACAAAATCGTATGTTATAGATACATCAAATCCAGCACAATATGGTTCTAATGAGAGATATTGTGAGATTATATTAAGTTTAAATCTACCAGGTCAGGACCTTAATTATGAGGGTCAATATGATTTAAAGATTTACGGTAATGGAACAACATTAGTATTCACATCTTTAGTTATGTTAGAAGGTACAACCGAACAAGGAAATACATTCACACAATATATTTCTAATGATGAAGATGCGGACAAATATATTTATATACAAGAATAATTTATGGATGAAAAAAAGAAATATCAATTAGGAAAATTAAATTTCAGACAGGAACCATTGTTACCTGTTTTCTCAGAAATTTTTGATAGAAGACCTTGGGTCAACTACGGATTTGATAACTGTATGCCACAATACCTAATTTCAAGGTATCAGAATTGTGCAATTCATAAAGCCGTAGTAACTTCAAAGGTAAATCAAATAATGGGTGATGGTATTGTATCGTTAAATAACCCAATGGCGTCAATCAATCTTATTAATCCAAAGGAGAATGTACACGATGTAATGAAGAAATGTGCTTTGGATCTTGTACTCTTTGGGGGTTATTCTCTAAATGTGGTATGGTCAAGAGATAGAGAAACCATTGCGGAAATTTATCACATAGACTTTTCAAGAGTTAGAAGTGGTAAAATAAATCCTGAAACAGATGAAATTGAAAAATACTATTATTCAGCGGATTGGACAAATATCAAAAAGTTCCCCGTTCTCGAATATGATCCATTCAATCAAAAGGATGGAGACGCATCACAAATCTTTTATTATAAGTCTTATTGTCCAAGTAATTCTTACTATCCTCACCCTGATTATTCTGGTGGACTTGCAGCGATAGAGGTGGATGTTAACATCAAAGAATTTCACGCAAACAATTTAAAGAATGGTATGAGACCATCTCTTTGGATCAATTTTAATTCAGGACAACCAGGACCTGATGAGGAAAGAATTATCTCAAGAGGATTGGAAGAACAATTCTCAAGTGTTAATAACGCGGGTAGACCAATTATATCTTTTAATGAATCAAAAGAAACTTCACCTGAAATTGTTCAGATTGGAGCGGATACAAACGATGGTTATTACACAGCAATATATGAGGACATTATAAGGTCAATACTTTCCGCTCACAGGGTTTCTTCAGGTGAGTTATATGGAATATCAACCTCTGGTAAATTGGGATCTGGTAAGGAGATTGTCGAACATACGGAGTATTTTAGAAAGATGGTAATACAACCATACCAATATGAATTACTTCCTGTATTTAACAAGTTAGTTACTTTAAAACACGGAAAACCAACAACATTTGAAGTAAAACCTTTATCTATTTTTGAAGTTGGTGATGTATTGGAAAAACCAATTGTTGAAGACAAACCTGTTACACCTGTTCAAGCGGAAGAGGTTAAGGTTAATGAGAATATAAAATCTTTAAGAGGACGTGAATATCAGGCTCTTTTAAGAGTTGTAAGAGATTACAATAAGGGTAAAATAACAAGACAACAAGCCGTTCAAATGTTAAAATCAGGATATGGATTATCTGATGAGGATTGTGGAGCGTGGCTTGGTGAAGATGATGAATAATTGTATATTTGTATATATGAAAAAATTAGAAATACATACAGGAACAAAATTTGGTCGTCTTACAATTGTAAAAGAGGTACAACCATTAATATATCCAAGTGGTAAACCTCGTAGAAAATTTATGTGTCAATGTGTATGTGGAAAAATATCAGAAATAACAATTAACCATTTAAGAACAAATAAAACAAAAAGTTGTGGTTGTTATAGAAAAGACCCTTTAATGAATGGTAATTTAAAACATAAAGAAACAATATCACATTCAAAAGGAAACAAACTATCAACAGAATATATGACTTGGACTAATATCAAAACAAGGTGTTATAATCCAAATCAAGAATTTTATCATTTATATGGTGGTAGAGGAATACAAGTATGTGATAGATGGTTAAATTCATTTGAAAACTTTCTAAAAGATATGGGAAGAAAACCAAGTCCTGAATATAGCATAGAAAGAATTGATGTAGATGGGAATTATGAACCATCAAATTGTAAATGGGCAACACCTAAAGAACAAGCAAATAACAAAAGAAGATCAAAGAAAATAACTAATTAATATGGCAACAACCTTACTTGTCAGTGAAAACAAAATTAAATCGTGGACCAATATCAACAGAAATGTTGACGTAGACGCAATTAAAGCGGAGATCGGTATTGCTCAAGATATTCACTTGATGCCAATCCTTGGTGCAAAATTCTATTATCATTTATTGGATCAAGTCACTTCAACAGGAAACACATTCAATAGTGATGAATTAACTCTTATCAACGAATATGTGAGTCCATATTTGATTCAGGTGAGTTATTTTGAACTTATTCCACACCTCCATTACAGGTCGATGAACGTAGGTATTGTTGGACCTTCAGGATTAGAAGGAGGAAGAACAGGTGTTGATAGTGATACTATGAAGTATCTCAGAAACATACAGAAACAAAGAGCGGACTTCTACAAACAAAGATTACAAGATTATTTATTAACAGGTAGAGGTCAGGGTAAGTTCCCTCAATACGATTCATATTCAACTATAGATGGTATTACACCAATGAAAAACGAGAAATACAATTCACCAATATATCTAAATCACACTACTCGTTATGGATGGTCTGATAGAAGAACAAGGTATCTTAACCAATCAAATGGAATACCTTGGTATAGTGAATGGGACATAATAAATGATCCTTGTTGGGGATGTCAATAATTTATAATATATTATAACAACGAATGAGTAACGAATTATTATTAATCATATCAAACATTTTAACAGGTATTGCAAGTTTCTTCGTAGGTAAACGTAGATCAGATGTAGAGACAGACAATATGGTTTTAAAGAACCTTGAATTATCAATAGGTGTATATCAAAAAATTATAGAAGATTTAAAAAGTGAGATACACGAATTGAATCTCAAAATAGATATACTTGAAAAGAAAGTAGAGGAATTGATGAAAGAGAATAAAAAATTAAGAAAGACAAATATATGACATTACCAAAACCTACCGAAAGAGAATTGGAGAAATGGAACAAATCAGATTATTTCACAAGAATATTAAGATCTGATGTTGACAAGAAAATGAAAATCGACCATTATGAATTGGGTAATTGGATTCATTCTAATTACGAAAGTGTAATTCATACAGGAAACGAATTAAACTATAAACAATTTAAAAAGATTAAATAATGAGTAATAGATTAGAAATGATCAGAAAAGTAAAACAACAAATGTCTTCTCAAAAAGATTGTGGTTGTAAGAAAGACAAGTTCCAAGATAAGATTATGGAAAATCCGTGTCAAGAAGGGTACATCGCTTATGGTACTAAAATTAAAGATGGTAGGGAAGTTCCAAATTGTATTCCAGAAAAAGAAGGAATGGGTGATTTGAAGAAAGATGGTTTTCCAATTCCATCACCATCAGGTAGTGAAGATGAACAAACATTTATATCAAGATGTATGAGTGAATTGAATGAAGAATTTCCTGATCAAAGTCAAAGGGCGGCAGTTTGTTACAAATCTTGGAGAGGAGAATAACCTTTCGTTTTTTTCAAATATAACCACCTCATTCCAAAAGAATGAGGTTTTTTTGTTTTTGAAAGATATTTATTATAATGAAGAAGGAAAAAGTTTATGGTCCTGATCACTTTTATTGTAAAAGATGTGATAGTTATCTTGAACCTGAAGACTTTTATCCAAGTAAAT